CTAAACCCGGTGCATCTGCTCCAAGCCTGCCCTCACCCACGCCTGGGTACGGACGTCCCTCGCTCGGGGCTTCGTCTCTGCTGGCGGCTTGCGCGGCTCCAGCGCTGCCTTGATCCGCTCGACCTCCTTCGCCCCAGCCCCGGCCAGGCGCCGGGCCTGTTGCTGCTGCTCTCGGGTTGGCGGCAGGCCCGGCAGTGGTGGGGGCGGCTGGATCGGGGTGCTGTCGGTCAGCCGGGCGACTGCCTGGCGCAGGGGCAGATCGGGATAGAGCCTGGCCGCACACCAGCGCTCAGCGTACCGCTTCGCCTGCCGGACATTGGCCGCGCGCACTTCCTTCACCTGCCACATCTTCTGACCTTCCATCCATAGCCTGACCCCGGGACCGCCGTCGGGTGTGACGCTGGCCGTCTCGCGGCCGTTGTACCAGAGCGCCCAGCGCTCACCCGTCTGGACCCAGCCAGAGGGGATCGGGGCAGTGCGGAAGCCGTGGGAAGAGCGCATGGCCGGAAGGATACGGCTGGCCGTCGCAGATCCTGCGAAGCAGGCGGGTACATGTCTGAACCGGTCACATTCGGATCCCTGTCACATCCCTCGCCTCGGTGGGGCTTTACCTACACCGAACTGGCCGGTTTTCCGATTGCACCTCAGGCGAGGGGTTGCGACCGTGCCCCGGCAGTGCAGCACTACCCTACTCATGGAGAGATGGAAGTGAACTCAATGCAAAGCGATCGCAGGACTGCCCGCTCGACCCCTCGCCGCCTGATGCTGGGCATGTCACTTGCTCTGTTGTCAGCCGGCTTTGCCCAGAGCGCCTTCGCCGGCCAATGGGTGCCGACAGGCCGCGTACTCTGGGTGGATTCGGAAACTATCCAGCCTTACCCAGTGGCCTATACCAACTTCTGCCAGGGCGGCGTGGATGGGCCGAGCGGCGTCTACCTGTACGGCGACTGGGGTTCGGAAGGGTTCGGCTCGTGCCCAACCGACCCATACACCGGTTTTCAGGAGATGAAGGGCTCCGGCGGCACATGCAGACCGGATCCGCAAGGCGTTGGTGGCGGCTACTCCTGCGAAGAGAATCACCACACCTTCGGCGGTCAGACCCACCAAGGCCCAATGCCGGCGACCTGTAGCTCGCCTGGGATGTATGGCGTAAGCCACCTCTACCGTAGGGAACTCGTCTATTTCGGCTCCGGGCATATGCCCGATGACTTCTACGACAGGTATTACGATAGCTCCGAAGAGTATGTCTGCCAGTAGTTCAAAAGTTGCTCTATACGTCCCCGCGCGAGCGGGGACGGTGCGTTACATGGGCCCGAGGTCCTTCAGCACCGTCTGGCCCTTCTGCAGGAACCCGGCCAGCAACCGCCCGCCCGCTACCTCACGACCCATCTGCTCATTGAGGTAGCCGGCCTGGAGACGCGCATGGGCCATGAGATCGGCTTGGGCCATGCTCGGCGTCAAAGCCTGGAGCGGCTCCCCGGGCGACGCAAGCTGGCCTTCGATCGCCTGGACCAGGCAGGGCCGCTGGCTGTCGCTCTTGGCATATCCAGTGGCCATCATCCGGCCGTTCCTGGGCGACCAGCCTCCCAGCACTAATTCGGTCCCCAGTTGGGCGAGCGGCAGGCCGGCCTCGGCTGCTGCCTTCTCGTAGTTCGGCCATAGCTGATCCACTACCAGCCCGAGCTCGGCGGACAACTGCTCCATCGTGAAATCTGCGCGGAAACTGGCCTGCAGCGCCAGCTCATAGATGCGTAGGAAGAACTGGGTGGATCCGCGAGTGGCCAGCACCAGGTTGTGCTGAGGGATAAGTAGCAACTTAGCACCGGAGGAATGCGCCCCGGTTTGGGCATCCTCTGCCAGGGTGTCCACTGCGACCACTAGATGATCACGGGTGAGCAGAACATTGAGGATGCTCATAGCGGACTCGTTCAGAGGTCCGCAAACTATCGCCTCCGCCTTCCCGCCTGTCGAGACCGCCATGACGACCGAAATCACGGAAATACTTGATCGCCTCCAGACCTGCGAGGCCGGACTCGAAATGCACCGCGGCTACCTCAAGGCGATGGAGTACGCACTGCGACTCTGCGTACTGACCCACCCGGCACCCGACGATCTCTCCAACGCGTGGCATCAGCTTCTGCCGAACATCGCGGCCAAACACAGGCTCGACAGCAGCGATCTCTTCGCCGCGGCCTTTGAGCAATCACTGATGGTTCTGACCGAGCAAATTGGCGACGCTCGCGCCTGATCGTCACTAGGCTAGTGCCGGCGCGGCGCTGCTCACGCGCCCCGGCTTGAGCAGCCTGCGGCCCCGGATCCGGCAAGGCCAGGATGCCCGCCCACTCGGCTCCGCGCGATCGGACAAATGCCCACTGACGTTCGGGGTTCTCCTTACACCGCCAACTGGTGCCCAGAGAACGGGTTCACCTTCGCCACCATTCGCCGGCGGATGGTGAATATCGGGTGAAGCTCCCAGTTTCGCAGCTGCCTAAGCCCGCATTCGGTCGAGTAGCCTCGTATCTCCATCAACCATTGGACACCGCCATGCCAATGACTGCATTCGCACTTGCTGCTGCACTTTCTGGTTTGCCAGACATCACTTGGGAAAGAGATCGTGCTGAGGACTCGCATGAGCTCACTCTTTGCCAGATCCATCGCGATCAGCTCAGTAAGAGCAGAGATATGGGTAAAGATGAACGGTACGCGCGCGCCACTGAGATCTGCGACATGCTCGCCCGCGAGTACCTGGAAAAATGGGACTTCGACCAACAGGATGCTCTCGCCGCATCAGCCATAGATTTCGATGAAGCTATTCGACGCGGATACGCAGTTGAGGTGCAGCCAACGGCCGAAGAACTCAAGCAATTCTATTCGCGTTGATTGACTAGACGGCCGCGGGTATGGCCACATCATCCGCGGCCGTCTATGCGCTCCCCCATTTAAGCGCTCCTAGCGCATCGGCCGCGCGGTGAACACGCCGCGGAACAACAGCGAGGAATTGCTTCTGGCTGTAGGGTGAGCCGCCCAGCCAACAGCTAGGCGGCCACTCAATCACATGAAGACGTAGCCTTGCGGCCCGTCGTTGTGGGCGCCCGAGATCCCTTCGCAGCCGATATCACGGGTGTCGAAATGACGCAGTTTTCCCTTCCAGGCGTAAGCGCATCGATACAGTGGCGCGGTGCCTGGTAGCTGGACCGTCGAAAGGTAGCCGATAATTCCTCGATAGGGAGGAATAACTTGCCCCTCGCAGTTCATGTCAGTTGAGGTGAAATCGTCATAGGGCGTGTGGCTCAAACACGCCCTGATCGCATGCCCCCCCTCAAATGGAGTCGAGGACACAAATCCAATGACACCTTCGTCGACATACCCCGATCGCAACCACGACGCAATGTCGTAGTGAATGATCATGTGCGTGTTGTTCCTGGGGTGATACAGGCGATGCAGTTCCGCCAGCGTGACGCCTGCTGGCACAGCGAGACTGGGATCCATCTGCACCGCCGCATTCGCCACGGATGCAAGGTCAGTCCCGCTTGCATGGGCGACGGATGCGCCGCCAACTGCGAGAAGCAAAGAAATACTCAGAAGACTCGATTTCACGAAATGCTCCATTTCTTCGAACGCGAACATCTTGCTCGCCGCTCGATCCTATCCAGTCTTGCGAGGCCACAAAGTGACAACGCTCACATCGATTGCCTTCAATCAGACTTTAGGCAGATAGCACTGAATTAAGATTGGGCCCTGGCTGACTCTTCAACCGAACCCCAGCGGAACCTCTGTCAGGTCCACAATGAAGATCGTGGCGTTCTGCGGCCCCATCGTCACACCGCCCACCGGGAAGGTGTTGGTGATCAAGGTCTGTTGAGTTACCTGCAACCGCGAGAGGAAGATCCGGTTGTCGCTGGTCATGTGGAAATGGTCGGCATTCATGGTGCACCGATCCTGTGACTGCGAGAAGTAGTAGAAGCGCGGCGACGGGATGGCAATGCCGATCTTCGTCCCTGGGAAGAACTGGCCGATCTCTACGGGAGGCCCTGGGACTGTTGGCAGCGCCACCACCTGTAGTACCCGCAGACCCTTGCGTCGGGAGTCGTAGAAGACCGTGCCGTCTTCGCCACGCATGCGCAGACCAACCGGTCCACTGGCCGCACGCTCGGTAGCATTGAACGTGTAGTACTCCAGCGTCTTGTTCGGCGCCTGGTTGGAAGCGTAGACGAAACACGTCACACCGGTCTGAACCAGAGTGAATCCCGTCGTAGTTGCGACGCTGTCATTGATGTAGCGGCAGACATGGAGATTCGATGTCCCGCTCGTTGAAGCCAAGACCCCGCTCGGCGACCACGAGGCAAACGGAGGTGAGCCACCGGTGCCGCCGCCGGAGAATGCTCCGGTGTTGAGCGTCCCCGACTTGGCCAACTGTAGATTCCGATAGCCAGCCCCAATCTGGATCTGCCCGGTTCCCTGGTTTCGCACGCGTAGTCCGGCGGCCATCAGCTGTATATCCCGTAATGAAGGGTGATGCCGCCGACGGTGTCCGTCGTGGGCTTGCTCGGGAACATCTCCATCCTGACGTGGTAGTTCACCACGTCAGGATCCCAGTTCCAGTTGATGCTGTTCCCCGAGATGGTCACTGAAGGAACCAGCATTCCATACACCGATCGTTGGCCCTCGCAGGTGAAGTAGTAGAAGGGCTCACCGCCGGAAAAGTCATTGACGATGAGCCCCCCATTTGCCTCGGGCGGCGCTATCCACTTGTTGTTGGAGTTGACCGGGCTGTAGAGCGGGAACGTGTATGACCCGATGATCTTGGTCAGGCGCGTGGTGACCGTAGTCTCCACATACCCGCTCTCGCTCCTTACCCGCAGACCCACATCGGCCATTACAGCAGCACTCCAAGTTCGACGGCCGGGTTGCCGTTCGGGTAGTAGATGTAGACGCCCTGGTTGGTGATGTTCAGGCGATATCCGCCGGCCACCATGCCGTTGAACTGGAACCCGCCGCCGGCAGCCTTGTCGATCCTCCAGCCGGTCTGGCCAGCGACGTAATCATCGGACTGGATGGCCCCACTGATCTTCGCGTTCGTGATCGCGGCATCGGCGATATTGGCGCTGGTGATCCACGCGGTGCCGATCAGGGCCTGGTTGATGAAGGTCTGGCCGCCCTGGATCACGAACGGCGAGGTCAGCTGCCCGTTGACCAGGTTGACGAACGCGAAGCGGTCGGCGGTAAACAGCACCTGGCTCTGGTAGCTGCCGTCCGGCTGGTTCTCGATGCCGATGCCCATGCCGGCTGCGTAGTACTGCCCGTTGGCTGCAATCTGCAGCTTCAGGCTGTACGAGGCGCTGATCTGTCCGTCCAAGTCGACCAGAGCCTGCGAGGTGGCCTGCACCATCGCCCGGGTCTCGCCTACCGCTGCTTCGGTGGTATCCACACGCCGGCCCAGCGCGTAGTCTGATGACCGTAAGCGTGGTGATCGTGCCGGCAAACGCGTCCTCATCGCCCGCGTTCCAGTCCCCATCGCCGGCGTGCTCCGCGCTGTATTGCGCCACCAGGCCATCTACGCGGTTGCCCACCGCCGTAACCTTGCCGTCCACCTCCGTAACATCCAGCTCCAGCTGATCGATCCGCCCGGCCAACGCACCGGCCTCGGCCACCGCATCACCGACGCTCTTCCACTTCGTACCCGGGGGCTCCTCGTTGCCGGGCGCGGCGTCGGTCCACAACCAGATCTTGCCGTTGTGCACCACCGTCTGGCCCGATTCGTACGTGGCATCTGCGGCCCAGATCAACGGCGCGATACTGCTGATGCTCTCGATCTCCGACAGCAGCTCCCGCCCCAGCGCGCTCTTGTTGATGAGGCCAGAGAAATAGGCGTCGTACTCGGTCACGTCGGTGCTCGACTCGCCCACGACACCAGCGCCAGCGGGATACCACGGCCCGATGTTACCGCTGCGGTCCACCAACCGACCCCAGAAGTAGAACTTCGCGCCGGCGGCCAGGCCATCGAGCCGGTGCCGGTTCTGGGGATAGGCGAAATCGCCCAGCTTCGTCGCGTTCTCCAGGTTTGGGCCAGCGCTGCGCCAGATCTCGGTGCGTTCGGTGTCGGTTGCCCCGGGCGGGAACGCCCAGGCCAGCTGGATGCCGAACACCACTGACGCTGCCGTCAGTGAGGTCAGCGCCTGCGGCGGCTCCGTCTTCCCCTTAATGTCGGTGAGGACACTGAGGGCGGGCTGCGACACCGCATTGAGCGCATTCACCGCACGCACCCGGGCCAGGTACTTGCCCGCATAGACCCCGCGCACCTCCGCGCTAGCCGTGCCCACGCGCCCCACACGCACCCAGTTCAGATCGTCCCGGCGCCATTCCACGTCGTAGGCAATCGCCCTGTCGGCCGCATCCCATTCAATGGTCAGCACCGGCGTGGCAATGCCCTGGTCGATCACCACATGCGAGGACAGGCGCACGTTCGCCGGCGGCGGCTGCACGCTGGGCGGTACGATGCTGATGGGCGGCGGCTCCAGCCGGGTGCCGTCATCGATGGCCGCGAACTTGTCCGGGCGGTGCTGCAGCGCGGTGACGCGATAGGTCAGCCCATCTTCCTCGGTGATGCTGATCACCCGGAACTGCTGCATCACCAGGTCGGTCGACTCCGTCGCCCAGATCGACTGCACCACCGGGATCGCGCTCCAAGGCGCAGAGACGGTCACCACGCGCGTCTCCGAGTTGACCGCGCTGATGGTGCGGGCCTCGGTCTTCCCGCCCGGCAGCGTCGCCCGCAGGAGATCCCCAGCCTGCATCGAGGGCGGCACCGCATCCAGGGTAAGGCTGCTCGCCGCGGCCGCGCTGATGCGGCCGGAGTTGCGCCGCCCCGCGCGCTTCGCATCGGCGACCTGGATCACGTCACCGGGCATGCAGTTCAGGGCATCGAGACCCACGGCGAAGTTGACGGTCTCCGTCTCCAGATTCTCGCTGTAAAGGATGTGCAGCCCCACGCGCTGGGCCTGCGACTTGGAGTGGCAGCCGAAAGCCGTCACCTCGATCTGGTTCACGCCGTAGCGTGCAATCCCTTCCTGCAGCTGGACCGGCTCGACCTTCTGCCGGCCGAAGTCGTCCGGGTCGGACCAGGACACCAACGCCACCGTGTGCCGTGCCTTGCTGCCGCTGCCGGTGTACGTGAACTTCCCGTCGACCACGTTGGCCTTGCTGTAGGTATAGACCGGGTCCTTCGGCATGTCGGCCGAGGCCATGATCTGCCCCGCCGCGTAGAAGCTGATGCCGCGGAACATGCTGGCCATGTCCTGCAGCACCTTGTGGGCCGACTCCCGGGTCTGCAGGTACAGGCTGCAGGTGAAGCGCGGCTCCATGCCGCCCATGCCGTCGCTGACCAGCTGATCGCAGTACTGCGCGATCTCGTACAGGCGCCACTTGTTCACCCAATCCAGCGGGATTCGGTCGCCCAGGCCGAAGCGGTCGTTGGTGACCATGTCAAAGAACACCCACGCCGGGTTGTTCGTCCAAGCCGACTTGAAGGTGCCATCCCATACCCCGCTGTAGGTACGCGCGATCGGGTCGTAGTTGCTGGGCACGCGGATGATCCGACCCCAGATGCGGTAGGCCGTGGTCGGCTTGCCCTGGAACTGGCTGCCGTCGATCTGGATCGCGGCCAGTGCGCAGTTCGGGTAGCGCAGCTTCACGTCGATTATCTCCGTCATGGAGATCACGTTCACGGTGTCGGCGACGGTGGAGCTGTTCGCGTTCGGCGTAAGGCGGCGGATCCGCGCCTGCCACTGATTGCCCGGCGGCAGGTCGATGCGGTGGCTGCGCTGGTACTCGGTGGTGGTCTTGCCGCGGAAGGCGTTGCTCAGCACCGTGCTGAAGGCGCCGCCGTCAGTGGACAGATCGATGGCGTACTCGACGGCATAGCCCTCGGTGTCACCGTTCTCGGTGTTCTGCCTTTGCAGGGCGGGAACACCAAACCGGATCCGAACCGCAGACAGATCCTGCCCGGAGGCTGCTCGCACCACCGGTGTGTCGCGCAGCTCGACGCCGACGCCGATCTCGTTCTCGACCGACGGGAAGCCCGGGATGTACTCCTGGTCCTGCGTGCCCGAGCGCGTCTCGACCTTCACGCCGTTGAAGTTGAAGCTGCCGTCGCTGTTCTGGATCGGCACCTCATTGAGGTAGATGGACTGGTTGCCGGCCACCAGACCCCGGATCTCGCCCTCGCTGACCAGGTCCAGCACCTTGGCATAGGAGATCGAGTGCAGGCTGTCCGGGGTCTCCACCGGCGTGCGGGCGTTGGTGCTGCTCTTGCCGCCTGCGCCGATCACATCAATGCACGCCAGGGCCAGGGGATCGTGTTGATAGCTGACGGCTCGGTTCACTGCTGGTCCTCCGCGTAGATGCCGCCGCTGATCACCACGGATCCGCCGACCAACCCCTTTGTGTCGTGGCCGCCGTAGGCGACGGGCACGGGGTTGCCTTGGGCCTGCACGTTCACAGGCCCGTTCATGCTGTAGTTCGGCGTGTTCTCGGCGGCCTCCTTCGTCCCTAGGCCACGGGGCTGGGGCGACAGCATCTGCACCACGCCGCCGATGGCCAGGCTCCAGCCGGCCGCGCCGACAGCGCCCCAGAACTTGGCCGCTGCGGCGCCGGCGCCCGGACCGCCGTAGATGGAGGCCACCACGATCAGGGCCACACCGACGATGGTCTGCAGGGCCCCCCCACGTTTGGAGCCGACCAGCAGCGGTGCGATGCGGATATCGTCGGCACCCGGCGGATCGTGCAGCTGCGCCTTGCTCAGGTTCTCCCGCCCGATGAACACGGCAAACTCGATGCCCTGGTCCTTGCAGCCTGTCAGGAACTGCCGGAAGCCGGGCAGCAGGATGCCGAGCGCGAAAATGGCCTCGGCCGGGCTGTTCACCGCCAGCTGGAACTTGCGGCCAAAGCGAGCGCCGAGGCGGCCGTACAGCCGGACAGTACGCAGGCGATCAGTCATGGCCGGCCTCCTTGTGACGGACGATGTAGCGGGTGCGCTCGGCCCACATGCCGCCGTAGACCACCGTTTCAGACAGGCGCCCGTGCATGTGGTGCAGCATCTTCCCGTCGCTCAGGTAGACGCCGGCATGATTCGGTACAGGTGAGCGGATCTGCATCAGGATCATGTCGCCGCGGCGCGGCTCGCCCTGGATGACCGCGAAGCCCTCCGCCTGCAGCCGGTCCAGGCTGTAGAGGTCCTGCCCCTTCTCCCACCAGTCGTCCTCCCGCTCGTACTGGCTGAGCTGGATGCCCAGCTCGCGGGCGTAGAAATCACGCACCAGGCTGTAGCAATCCAGCACGCCGTGGGCGAACTGCCGGCCCACCAGCGGCGCCTCGTAGCCGCAGGGCACTATGGTCTGCAGGTCGCCACATTCGGGATCAGCCCCAACGCACTGCCCCACGCTCACGATGTGCCACGGCAGGCCGCTGGCCTCGCACATGACGCGGTCGGCATCAGAGGCAGCCGCAGACGCGTTCGGGTGGCTGTGCACGACGGCCAGCACTTCGCCGTTGTCCTCGGCGTCGGCAAAGTCCTCTGCCGGCAGCCGGAAGTGCTCGCTGGGAGTTGTGGCCAGGTTGCGGCACGGGACGTATATCTCCCCATCGCAGCCGGCCACGATGAGGCCGCAGCACTCGCGCGGGTAGTCGGCCACGGCATGCGCCTGGATGGCCTGCAGGGTGCTCTGTTGCATGGATCTCGCCCATAGAAAAGGCCCGCGCCTGGCGAGCCCTGTGGTGCTGCTGGTGCAGCGCGAATGGTCTGGAGCTGGGGTATGGCGGATCGTCAGGTCCGCAGCAGGCCGGCAGCGGGGAATCCACCGTGCGGAATCGGCTTGTCCTGGCCGAACCGCAGTTGGCAGCTTCGGACCAGGCCGGCGCACACGTCCCTGGCCGGGTCGTCGACTGGCTGGTCGTTGATATCGAAGTAGGCCGAGCCGGTGTAGCCGCAGTAGGGACCGCGATAGCCCCCGTGCAGCAGGGCGCTGCAGATCCTCGTGCATTGCCGGGCGGGAAGCTCCCGCCCGTTGAAGTCGGCCACCGTGGTCAGCTCGAACTCGACCGTTTCGTCGTCCTCGCCCACCTTGCGCTCGATGTACCAGATTTCATCCGGGAAGTGTTCGCCCGGATCAGCCAACGGGTTCCCCTCGGCGAAGTTGGCCGCGTCCAGGTACTTCACCAGCGTCTGCCGGCGGATCAGCTTGGCGCCGGCCAGATCCTGGAACATGCGGCACAGAGCGCCGATCCGGCCATCGATGTTGCTGACCCTAAGCCGTGGGTTGGGCTGCTGCTCGCTGGTGCGCTCGAAGCCGGTAGCGTTGATCGGCCAAGGTCCATATTCCTGGCCCTGCCACCAGATCACCCCCGACTGCAGGTGCTGGTGAAACCAGAGCTGATCTGCACCGAAGCTGGTGCAGTCCAGTTCATAAACGGTGACGCGGCCGCCTGGCTCGAGCTGCTGGGCATCGGCGGTGATCATGGCGCATCGACCTCCGCATCCTCGGCTTGTTCGACCTCCGGAACGTCAACGACGACACGTACCGTCAGCAAGTAGACAATGTCTTTTGCCTCACCGGTTGTCGGATCGGTGCACAAGTAGAGCACCGCACCCGCCTCCTGCTGGATGGCCAGGCGAATGGTCTGCTCGTCGTTCTCGTCGCGAGACACGCTCGCGCGCCAGCCGGTAGCCGGATGGATCCCCGGACCTGCTACCCGATACACGCCAGTCGCAACGCGAGTGCACGCGATGCCCAAAGCGTCAAACGAGCAACCTATGCTTGTCCCAGGAGCATGGTCCCCATCGCGCACGATCCCGCCATCAGGCTGGATGTTGAACGCTGCAGTGCAGGTGGGCTCCATGTTCAGGCTCTCTTGATGAAGTTGTTGGCATCCACCGTCGTATTTCCCGCGTGCCATAGGGCACTGCCCCGGAAGGAGACAGCTGTTCGGGTGACCGTGAGCGCTTGGATATAGGCCGAGTTGAAGAAATCGCCATCCTTCAACCAGACTTGGAGCTGAGATTCGAATCCGTTGGCTCCCGTAGGGACCAAGAACATGCCGGCCAGATCGCTGTTGCTGGCGTTGTAGGACAGGGTGAGCTTTGCTCCGAAATCGTTCGTTGCATTCGCGTTGTGGAAAAAGTTCGCGCGACGAACTGCCGTTCCGCCACCTCGCATGACGAGCGTCCCCGTCATGGCGCCGGCTTCACCGCCAGACTTCGGAACAGCCGCCGCAGCTGCAGCACCTGCGTTCGTCGCCTTCGTGTCCGCGGTGGCCGCAGCTGTGGCGACGGTACTGATCCGACCATCGAGGTACGCGTCGTTATCGTTGACCTTCCCGAAGGCGATCCTGGCTGGATCGCCCTTCTTGCCGTTCGGCTGGACTGTATCGATATTGATTGGCTGAAGTGCCATGTTCTCTCCTTACGGCTGGAACGTCTGTTCGAAGGTGGCCGTGACGCTGTAGGTAAGACCACTGGGGAATGGCTCACCCTGCGCTGTGCACTCGAACAGCAGCAGGCCGCGTGGGCTCTGCCACAGGAACGAGCGGCCGACGTGCGTATCGAGGAAGGCGATGATCTGCTCGATCGTCGCCAACGTGCCGGTGAAGGTGAGCTGGTAATTGCGGCTGCGCGGGTTGATTCCCTCCGGCGCCACCTGGCGGTAGCCATCGCCGAACTGCACGCGGTGCACCACGTCCTTGATGGTGCTCCCGCCCGTGCTGGTCGGCTTCCAGATGAAGGTGTCGGTCATCGCCCTGCTCCCATGACCCGCATCGCACCACCGTCCTTCATGGACCTGACCTGCGCATCGTTGATCTTCATGTCGATCAACTGCCCAATTTCCTTGCCGAACCGCTGCCACACCGGGGTATCTGCAGACACGTCGGTAGAGCCGTCGCTGTTGACGACCACGCGCACGTTCACCACGGATCCGCTGCCGTTGGACGTGTTGCCACCGCCGCCAGTCGGGGCCGCAGGGATCACCGCTCCGTTGTCGCCAGGGATGAGGTACGTCCTGCCGTTCTGTCGGAACAGCTCAGGCTTGCCGCCCTCACCCACCTGGTAGAACGCGTCCGCCGCCACAGGGCCACCGGTTGCGCGGCCACCACCGTAGCTGGCCAGCAGGCCGGCATTGATGCTCTGCGTGCCGCTGGTCGCGGCCGCGTTGCCCGCCGCTGTCACGCCTCCACCCCATGCGCCGGCCACCGCATTGATGATGCCCACGGCCGCCTGCTTTGCAGCGATGCGTGCGAGGTCGGCGACGATGGCGTTGGCCATGTCTCGGAACGACAGCTTTCCGGTCTGAGCGAACCGCACCCAGGCATCCTCCCAGCCGCTCAGCGCGGTGTTCATCAGACCGTTAGCCTGCTCCAGCGCGTTGCTGGCGGCGAAGGCGTAGTCCTCCCATGCCCGGCGCGCGCCCGCACGCCAGTCGCCCAGCATCGCCAGGCGCTGCTCCTGATAGCCCCGCTCGATCTCCAAAGATCGGTCAAGGCTGGCCTGCAGAAGTGCCACCTCTACCTGATACTCGCCTCCGCTTAGGGTGCCTCGCAGCTTCTCCTTGTCGAGTGACTTTTGCTCATCCAGGTACTTCCGCTGGATGTCCAGCTGCCTCTGCAACATCACGGTGGCATCTCCACCTCGGCTTAGGCCTATCAGATCGATTTCTGCCTGCTGCCGCCGCTGCTTCTCCAGCTGTGTCAGTCGTTCGATCAGGGCCGCCTGCGTAACCATATCGCGTTCGTTTTGCTGGGCCACAGTGGCGATGTCATGCGACATGGCCAAGCGTTCCCGCTCCGCCTCCAGCAGGTGGCGCTCAGCGTGCGTGAGCGTGCCCTTTCCGTCCGCCAGACGGATATCGATCTCCTCGACCAACCGCTGCGACTGCGAAACCCGCTGCCCACTGCGGGCCAGCTCATCGTTGGCCGAGATCTGTTGCTGCACCCTCGCCAGCAGCTGTTCCACGCCCGAGCGCGCCGTCTTGCCGGTGCCGGTTGTGCGCTTCGCCGACTCCTCCTGTGACTTCATGTAGTTGGCGATGGTCGCCTCGATCTCAGCTCGGGTCCTACCGGCTGCGATGCCCTCAGCCTCGATGCGCTCGACCTCGGCACCCATCTTCAGCTGCTTGTCATACATTTCCAGCCGGCGGTTCCACTGGTCCGAGGCCTTCTTTGCGTCGTTCGGATCGGCCACGTCGCCATTCGGCGCGCCGATCCCCTCAATGTTCGCGGGCAGCCCATTGGGGTTCCGAAGCCTGGATGCTGCCCGATTCATCAGGTCTGCAAAGGAAGGGGGCCTGAACTGCTCCGGCAGGTTCTTGGCAACGACGCCGCCGACCAGGCCAAACCCCAGAATGTCGGACAGGCTCGGGAGCCGTGCCAGCACGCCGTACTCCCGCCCCAGGTCGGCAATGGCGTTCGTTACGTTGACGATGGCACTCCAGGTGCCCGACACGTCGCCCTTCATGTCGCGCCAGTACTCGGTGAGCGCCGGCAGATTGGCCTCTGCCGTATTCGCCAAGTTCTTGGTGGCATCGTCAGCGAGGCGGAGCGCTTCCGTGACCGCCCCAACCTCATCGCCCTGCTGCTGGAGTTGGTAGACGTAATCGATCTGGGCCTGGGTCAGGAACCGATACTGCTTGTTTAACTCTAGGAGACCCTGCACTGGGTCGTCGACAATCTTCGCGAACGAAGCGACCGTCTTATCTGCAGACACGCCCAGCGAGGCTTCCATGCGCGCTGCTGATGCAGAAACCAGATCGAACTGCTGCCCGACGAACTGGCCCGACTTCGCAACCGCGTTGAGCGAGTCCAAGGCCCCGCCACGGCTCACGCCACGGATTCGATCCAGCTGGTCAACCATCTGCTGAAGCTGTCCGAACGTGATGTCGGCAGAGCGCCCGGTCAGGATCAGATTCTTCTGAAACCCGAACAGCTCGTCGTTGCCCTGCTTCCAGGCGGCGATGCCAGCCACGACCACTGCAGTGAAGCCGGCCACCGCGAGCCCGGCACCACTGAAGACCGTTGCCAGCACGCCTGTCCTGGCCGTCAGCGAAGCGATTGAGGACTGCGCCTGTGCGAAGTTGCCGGTCGCCAGCGCACGCATCAGCATTGCCAGGGACTGCTGGGTCTCCACGGCCTGCAGGTTGAGCTTCCCGAAGGTGTTGGACGTGGCCAGGACGCCCGCCCGCGTGCCTTCCAGCTGGCTCTGGTACTGCTGCCACACCTGCGGTTTTAGCAGGCCTAGATCACGCGCGCGGGCCAGGCGATCCTCCTGCTCCGCCAGCTTGTTCAGTGCAGCGACCGTCGGATTGATCTGCCCCAGCAGCTTCTGCAGGTTCAGTTCGTGCGCCTCCGTGGCGGTGGCAGCCTGCCGCGTGGCCACCGCAGACCTCTGCTCAATCCGCTCCATCTCCTGCACGCGGGCGTTGATCTTGGCCTGCTCGTTGGCCCAGTAGGACGCAGACCTGCCCGTGCCCTTCTGCGACTTCTCCAAGCGGTCGGCAGCAGCGCCGGCCTTGTCAGCCGCAGCGGCATTCTCGTCCAGGGCCTTGGTGCCTTCGACCAGGCCACTGCTGTCGACCTTGTAGCCAAGCTCGGCGATATCCATCAGGGGCTCCCGTTGTTCTGCATTGCCCGCTCACGCGCGGCTTTCTGGTCTTCGCGCACCGCGCGCAGGTACTGGTCATCCATCGCCATCAGCATCCCGACCTCCTCCGGGAGAAGGTCGACCTGAAGCAGGCGGGCCCATTCGCCAACGTCAGCAAACGTCAACGCTTCCGGACCGCTGTGCCTTCGCCCGGATAGCTCCCAGAACCAGCCCCAGACGTGGGCAGCCGCGTCCGGGACCTCAAGCTCTGGTGATTCGGCGATGCCGAAGCGCGCGTTGCGCTGGCGCCGTGTCTCGCCGTTCTCATCCGCCATGTCGTAGCGGACGGCGGTGTAGACGGCCTCAGCCGTCCGTTTCGTCAGGTCGGCGAAAGAACTCCGCCCGGTCGGTCAGGGCGACGTCGACCTGTTCCCCCACCCACGGCAGTTCCTTCAGGAGATCACGCAGGACCTGCTCCTGGAAGGCGGGCTTCTCGCCGTGGAAGGTCAACTCCCCCTGCCACTCCCACCCACCGATCGATGCACAGAGCATGCTGATGCGGCTGGCCTCGATCTGCTCGGCACCCGCCTTGCCGCGGTAGTTGATGCGGTCGTTGATCGACTTGCGGGCTGCGGCTTTCACCTGCGGGTGACTGTCCGGAAGAAGGATCAGCACCAGGCCCACCCGCTCATCGGTGGCAGGGTGCAGGATCTCCAGGCGGCGCTCTGCCGCCACGATATTGGCCAGATCAATCATTGGACTCTCCAATAAAAAAAGCCCGCCATCTCTGGCGGGCGATAGAAAAAAATCAATGAAATCTTACGAAATATCCAACCGCCTGCCCGCCCCGGTCCTTTCAACAAATTCGGCACCTAAAGGATCAAATTCGAGCGTAACGATCACAGCGTCATCCAGATCCATGACAACAAGATTAATTCCATCCAGCCGCCACTTAGCCGCACCCTTCATGGCAGAGGAGCTCTCCCATACAACCTTAACGTGACCATCTTTCTCAAACTCATATTTCGAGCCGCCGATCGCAGGCTTCAAATCAAGCCTCATTACTCCAGCGCACAAATAGCTCTTTAGCTGGGGGCCGGCCTTGCTTGAATCAGACAATACCGCAACAACCGCTTCTGATCGCGACAGCCTGTGACCAAGCTTTGCAATGACATCCCTCTGCTCATTTATTCTCTTATTTCTATCATTTATATCGTGCCTCATTTGCTGCGCAACAAGTTCAGGCAAAGGATTAAGCCCATCGGACTGCATCTCTTTCGCCAAAACTCTTCTTTTCATCCTTAGGTTCCAACCAATCACAAATTCCGTGACCCACGGAATTGCAAATATGTAAAATGCGGCGGACGCCAACGGCCCCGCAACATTCAGCCCTAAGAAGCTCCACACATCCGGGTACAACATCTCATCAATGTACCCAAACCTCATCTCCAGTTTTTTCTCAGAAAACAAGGCAAACAAGAACCGGTGATTCCAAATAATCCAAGCAAAAATAAAAACCCCAACAAAGGGACTACCCAAGCGCCCTTTGACAGAAGAGCTTATCTCATCTTTAACTTCTTCAAATGCCGCCTTCAAATCTACCGACATACCCCCCCCTAGTTTTCCAACAATTCTAAGGGGAAATTTCTGAGTCGAAAACTACTTGCAAAAGACGGGTCGCTCATCTTCTAGCTTGACGCCACCGGGATCGGCACTTGGTTCAAGCCGAGGGTGTAGGTGTTGAGGATGAAGTCCTCATTGCGGCCACCCGGCACGTTAGGGCCGGTGACCAGGCCGCGCAGGTACTCCAGCGAGCCGTCGGCACGTTCAATTTTGAAAGCGTAGCTGTCGGGCACGTCAGGGGCGCCAGCAGCGCGCATTGCGACCTGACCCGGATCAGCCAGATCCTCCGCCACCTCGATCTGGGGGTCACCAGCGTTGGTGATGCCCTTGCCCTTCAGGGCCACCAGGGTGTCCAGCGTGTCGTACTGCACGACGTTGGTGTTGATGCCGCGCTCGCCGATGCTGCCCACCTTCTTCACCTGGACGAAGGTCAGGGCCGCGAACTCGGTTTCGGTCAGGTCGGCATTCTTGGGGGTGACGCAGATGTAGAGCTTGGAACCTGCGTTGGTCTTTGCTTCAGCGGCCATAGCCGTATCTCCTCGCGATGGGCGTAAAAAAACCCGCCAGGGGGCGGGGTCGTTGGAAGGCAGAAAGGCCCGCTGGTGGGCGGGCCTCTGGAATAGATTCGGGAATAATTTGCGGTCGGTTCTGTCGTTACTTCTTGCCGGGGCTGAGCTTCGCCGCCACCAGCTGCATGGCCTGCGGCCGGGTGAACCCCGCCTCTACGTAGGCCAAGTACTCAGCGCGGACGAACCGCGCCTGCTCAGCGCAGAACTCGTCCAGCAGCTGCCGGTTCCGCTTCATGCGGGTGATGGCATCGCGCATGGCCTGCAGCTCACCCTCGTTCGGGATCTCCTTGCTGCTGACAAGGTGCAGGTTGGGCGGCTTGGAACTCACAGGATTCCCGTGCCTCAATTAGGGATAACTCCACCAGGGGGCGGAGGGAAAGGATCTCGCCGCAACTCTTTCTCATGTTCCGTTGCCTCTACAGCAAGGTCAGCGGTCTCCTTCGCAGACACCTTGATCCAGGCCTCCAGATCGGCGATCCGCGCAGCAATCTGGACGGCCTCCTGTTTCTTTTGCTCCAACTCCACCTTAAATACATGGGCGAGGCGAACGTTGTTGATCAGGCAACGCAGCGCCATCAGCGCATTCTTCAGTCGTCGAACGCGGTCTTGAGGTGGGGGGTCGGGATACTGCGAGAGGCGACTAAGCTCCTCAGAGATCTCTGTAATGAGCATATAGATCTCACCCGGGGCACCTGCCGGCAATTCAAGGCATTTCAGAGCGTCAAGCTCAGCCGTCAACTTTTCGACAACAGTCACAATGTGCCTCACGTCCTCTGTGGTGACCCGATCCTATCAATCAAATCCTCTCCAGGGAATTGTCACCGGGTGCATGATCCGCTCCGGGTCCTGGATCAGGCTGGACGTCCACGGCCTGCGCTGCACCGAGACCCCACCGAAGGCCGTGCCCTTGGCGAACGCCGCGATGATCTGGTCCGTGATCCGCGTGCCCACCATGATCCCCTGCCCTGGCCGGTAGCAGGCCGACAGCTGGCCGAAGCCCTGCAGCAGCGACGGGCCATCGTCAGCCAGGCCGTAGTTCTGGGTTTCGTTCGGGAACCACTGCAGCTCCAACCAGCGAGCGTCCTTCCCCACGGGCGGGGTGAAACCCAAGCCAGGATAGGAACAGGGCAGCCCCTGCGCGGCAGCAAACTGCTCCACCCGCGCGGCGAAAGCGTCGTAGATCGCGGAGTCGCTCATCCCATCCGTCCTATCACGTCAGCAGTGACCTCGGCCACGATGAAGTCCCAGCGCTGTGCCGCCGCGCGCGCGAAGCCCTTACCGGCCTGGGCATAGGTTCTGCCCAGGCTGTCCTCGCCCTCGAAGCCGTGCTCCATGCGCATGGCGTACTTCGCTGTCCAGCCAGCCCACACTGCCTGTCCCAGCTCCAGGGTGGCGAACACCACTTCCGGTGCCTGCGCACCATCTGAAGGCATGCCCTCGACCGACGCAGCTGCAGAGTTGCGCAGAAAGCCCGTGTCGATCGGCATTCTCCCGCCTTGTCCCTCGAGCGTGCCGGCTTCCTCCATCAGCTTGGTGGCCGACTCGCGGAAGATCAGGCCCTGCATGGCCTTGGCCTTCTCCGCGAAGCCCCGGACCTGGCTGCCGAACTTATTGGCCACGCTTCACCTCCGCCGCCATGTTCACGCGGTATTGCTTCATGCAGCGGCAGCCGATGGTTTCCTCCGGACCGGCGCCGAGCGACGTGTCCCCCGGGAACCGCATCAACGCACCGCTGGGCGTCTGGAACGGCTCTCCGAACCGACGCACCTGGCCATTCATCGCCTGGTGGCTGTGGCGGGTCCTGTCGTCACCGGTGGCTGACCAGGTGCCCTCGACGTTCTCCGGCGCCAGGCGACCGCTTTCGATCTGCTGCCGGAACGCCTCCTCCCGGCCAGCGGCCATGGCTGTCAGCGACTCGGTGCGGGCAATCATCTCGCCCCGTAGTGCCAATAGCCTGTCCGCGTAGCGCGCAGCAATCTTCTCCACGTCTGCCGGCGCCACCGGCTTGCCAGCCTTGATGGCCCGGCTGACGATTCCGTCCAGGCGCTTGTCGCGCCGCTTGCGGCCGAAGTACTCCGCCATCTGAGCTGGATCACCACTGGCCAGCTGCTGCCGGACGTTGGCCACAAACTGCGCCTGCTGCGCGGTGAGGCCAACGACACCGCCACTGCGGCGCCCGGTCTCGCCCACGCGGCCGACCAGCTCCAGCGCCGTCTGGCGCGGGTTGAGGCCAGCGGCCATGCCGCGGACCAGATGCTGGCGCACCAGCACGCGCTGATCCTCCACCACGCCGGTGATCAGGCGCGAGGAGTTCGACTGCAGCCAGCTCTCCACGCCACGGTTGCGCATGTCGAACCCGAACCGAAGCAGCGGCGTGTCGTTGGCTGGGTTGAACCGCCCGCGCACCTGCTGCCGCAGCGACAGGGTGGGCAGTTCCTTCATGCCAACCTCGGCGCCAGTTGCGAACGCCTGGCGCACCTGCTCCGCCAGCGGCGAGAACCGCTCGCCGTCGAAACCCAGCGCCTCGAGGACGGCGTCCACCTGTCCTGCTTGCAGAAGGCTCGCCAGTAGGTCCAGCTGCACCTGCGATCGCACGCCGGCAATGGCTTGCTCGAACGCGCGGCGGACAGCCGGCTCCAGGCGACGTGCCAGCAGCTCCAGCTCGCGGGGTGTGTAGTCGGCCATCAGCGTCGGGCGTGGAACTCGTAGAGCAGCACCTGCCCGCCAGGGGACAGCGGCTGCAGGTCGATGAGGTGGTACAGCTGGCCACCCAGCTGCAGGCGGTCATCCTTGCCGGGCTCGACGTCCACCGCGGTGGAGATCAGACCCAGCTTGTCTCCCTTCAGCACCAGTGTGGTGTCGCGGTCCGTGAGGCTGTATTCCAGCTCCACCACCTTGCAGTCGTGCCGGGTGACTGGTCCGGGCTGCGGGTTATGCGGCGGCCCGGTCGGCGGGCCATCGCGCTCCAGCTGCGTGCCGTAGCCATAGCGCTCGATCAGCTTCTCGGCCATCGCCTGCATGCGGTCATAGAAGCGGCTCATACGACACGCACCGCAGGCAGAACCGCCGGCGTCCGCAGCAGCGGCGCCAGGATCTCATCGATCGCAGGGACCACCGGCCGGTTCGGCACCTGGCCAGCGGCCGTGGCATCGGCGTAGGTGACCTCGATGGGGCCGACCTTCTCCTTCGTGACCGCCTCGCTCGCCACGTAGTCCGGCGACAGGCTACCGGGGCTCACTAGCTCGCGCAGCGCCGCCTCGTAGGTTGCGCGCTCGACCTCGTCGGGTACCTCATCCGGCTGGATGGGATCGCCGTCGTAGTCGAGCGCACCGGTGCGGGGCCACTCGTTCGGCTGGCCCCGCCCGGCCGTGCGCACACCAGGGAACATTGGCGCCCAGCGGCCGGATGCGAGCAGCACCCGGTACCGGCCGTCGATGTAATCCGTGGCGCGGACCAGCGCACCCTCGCGGGCCTGTTCCGTGCCTGCGGCCCAGGCGGCGTTGCCGCGCGCCTGGTGGTAGCTGTTCGCGCCTTCCAGCGTGCCGTACATGGTCAGCCCTCGCCGCCCGAATTGCCGCCGGCGGCCTTTTCAGCATCGGCGATTGCCGCCTGCAGCTTCGGCACACCCCAGTTGCCCTTCGCGTCGATGCCCAGCTCCTTGGCGCGCGCGATCAGGGCGTCCTTGTCGGCGCCGCCCTCGCCACCCGAATTGCCGCCGGCGGCCTGCCCGCTGCCGCCGGCGTCGCCACCGGTGATGCTCAGGATCTCGGCCTTGATCCAGCCCTGCACCACCGAGTTCTTCTTCAGCTCCTCCCAGTTCGCGACCGGGGTCTGTTCGCCCGGCGGCAGAATCGTGCCGTCGGGCAGGCCCAGCGGACCATTGTGGTTGTTCTTGATCTTCATGCTTCGCTCCGATGTGGCCCCGGCGCGTGGCCGGGGCCGTGGGGATCAGATGCCGTCCAGGTAGACGACTTCCCTGGGCAGGCGCACGTCCAGGCCACCGAGGCGCATCACGCCCGGAATGTCCCAGCGCAGCGGGCCGCTTTGCCAGGCCGGCAGGAAGCGGTGCGGCATCGGCATGTGCAGCTTCAGAACCTCCGGATCCTTGCGATAGGCGATCAGGCGCGTGGTGCCGCCGACACCGGCCGTGTCCAGACCGCGCACCCCGCGCAGGGTCAGCTGCTGGCCGGTCTGCACGGTGTACAGGTTGTTTTCCAGGTACCACTGGATGATGGTCTTGTCGCTGTTCTCGCTCATCTTGCGAGTGGCCAGCAGGTTGAACTTGGTCCACGGCAGCAGCAGGGTGTCCGCCATCGACGCGGTATTGGTGCCGTTGAAAACATTCAGCAGCGCCTGGTTCAACACGCCGACAATCAGGTTGGAATCCGTGTCCACGGTCCAGTTGCCAGTTGCCGCCGCCACCGGGGTCACATTCGCAGCGTTGTAGAGGCCGGTGAACCCCTTGTCCGCATCGCCCAGCAGCGCCACCCGGTCGACCATCTCTTCGGAAGCGCGGCGGGCAGCCGAGGCATCGTCGGACTGGAGGTTGATGCCCAGCAGCTGTGCCCGGCCGATTTCCTCCCAGCCGAAGCCGTAGCCGATACCGGCGGTGTGCACGCCGGTCTGGTGCTGTGCACGCGTGGTGCCGGCCTTCGGCAAGTCGTCCGCGTTGCCGTTGATCCAGTCGGCCTTGCCGAACTGGTCGGACGAGTAGTAAGTAACCGAGGTGGCGAACTCACTGCCGGTGGTGTCGACCGGGATCAGGTCGCGGTACTGCACCGACGGGTAGCGCGTGCGGTAGACGCCCGGTTCGATGATGGATGCCTGGGCAACGACGAAGCCGAGCGCGGCCTGTGCGTCGAACAGGTGCAGGGAATTTCCATTCATGGGCTTGGCTCCTTAGCCGAGACGGACGACGGCCAGCTGGCCGGCGGCGGTGGTGCTGGTGTCCCAGCGGGCGCCGGTAAAGGCGGTGTTGTCGGTGGCGACGTTGGTGAAGGTGCCGGTCGCGGTCACGTAGACCGGATCGCCAGCCTTCACCGCGACGGCCGCGGCCACCCAGATGTCGCCCTTGGTGATGATGCGGGCCGAGGTGCGCTGCGCGAAGCTGTCTGGCACGCCGGCACTGCCGACGGCGGAGCGGTCCAGCAGGGTGATCCCCACCAGCTTCGTGGCGCCGGTACCGGCCAGAACGATGCCCTTGTCGGCGGCGCCCTGTGCGACGGCGCGGCCGAAGCCGATGCCGGGCGCGGTCTCCACGTTCCGGCTGATGATCGTGGCCGGCAGCATGGTCGCCTGCGCACCTTCGATGGCCGCCGGCTGGATGTCCGGATAGTTGGTCTGCAGTGCCATGGCTTAGGCCCCCTTCTGGTTGGCGGTGCGGTAATCGAGACCCTTCACGGACTCGGCATAGCCGTTGTCCTGCACGGTCTGCCGGTGGATGGAGCGGTCGCCGAGGGCCAGGGCCACCGGGTCGCGCGGCTTTGCCTGGCCATACAGGCCATCGAACAGCGCTTCGACGTAGGACTCGTGCTTGCCGGCCACGGCTGCATCGCCAAGCTTGGCCACCACAGCAGCCTTGCGGACATCGGCGTCGCTCTTGCCGCTGTAGTCGGCGTCGTGCACTGCCTTCGCCTTGGCGATCAGGTCGCCGCGCTGCTGTACGCGCTGGTCCAGGTCAGCATCGCTGAGGACCTGGCTCTTGAGCGCGTCGCGCTCGCCCTCGGCCTTGGCGATGGCGGCATCCTTGGCGTTGATGGTCGCCTGGTGGGCAGCTGCGGCGGTTCCGGCGGCGGTGTGTGCGTCCTGGAGCTGCTGCTGCAGTTTGGCGATGGCTGCGGCCGATGCGTCGGTGCACTCGACGGGCAGGCCGTCGACCACGACGATGCGAGTCTGCTGGTTGCTCATGTGGTTCTCCTGCGGTTGGGGATGGGCGCTCGGATCCGGTGCACCGGGGGTGCGCCCATCCCCGATGCGAAACTGGGAGCCGGCCCGGCCACGACGACACATGGCCAGGTGGTTGTTGCGGATGTTGATTTGCTTGGCCTGGTAGGCCTCGCCGGCGGGGGTTACGCCGTCCTCCCATACGATCTCGGCCGAGTAGCCTTGGGAGAGCTCACGCTTGCCAGACTCCCAGTCGGCGATGGCCGCCTGGTCCATCAGAACCAGTGGGACGCGTACGCGGGTTTCATCGTGCGAAACCTCGTCGCCGGTCTGCCCTACCGCGTACTTCTTCCAGTTGTCGGCGGTGACCATCTCAGGAGGGTGGTCATTCGTCATGGGCCGGTGCGCAAAGCTGCGTAGCGTCGCGTCGGAGAAGACTTCTTCCGGGGGCCGGTAAACCTTGACCTTCAGCAGGTCAGGCCGGCCCAATTCCTCGCCCAGGTATTCCTGGATGCCGGTGCGGGCCACGTAGGCATCGGCCACGAGATAGCCGTCCGCGGTGCGGCGTGGAGCCGACACCGAGACACGATCAGTCAGGAACACCATGGTCAGTCCTCGCGGATCTCTTCGAAGATTTCCGGGCCCAGCACGATGCGGCCGCGGTAGGGCTCGACCTTTGACAGGTCGACAGTCGCCTTCGTCAGGCTGATGTGCGGGGTGTAGTCCGGGTAGTCATGCGAGCCGCCGGCACGAATGATGCTTTCGTGCCGCCAGCACAGCTGCGCCGACGCGAACAGGATCACCGCCGACATACCCCCCAACGGCTCAACCGCACGCGGGCCGCCCTCGAGGATGACCAGCTCATCCTTGCCGCCGTTATTCCATTCGTTGGCGTTGCCGGCCTTGATCCAGTCGAAGGCCTGGCGTGAGTAGGCGACGGTTACATGCAGGTCGTCTCGCAGCTCCCCGATGCCTTGCTCCTTCGCCCAGGCCGCGATCTCGTCGGCATTCACCACCTTGCGGCTGACATACAGCGAACGGGGCTGGGCGTCCTGCACCGGCGTTGCAGCGGCGAGCTGCTCGTCGTCCTGCTCGTCGCTCTCCGTCGGGGTGGCTTCGCCGTACTTCAACATCTCGGCTTCCAGGCCCGGCGCGACGCCGGCCTCGGTAAGCATGTTGGCTGCCACCTGCACCAGCACAGGTTCCGGGATCAGCCTGGTGTCGGCGATGGTTTTGATCGTGTCGGCCGTGGTCTTGCCGATGGTCGCGCGCTCGGTGTCGGTGGTCTGCCACAGACTGCGCCAGTTGTAGAACACCTCCGCCGGCCGGCTGCCCAACGCGGAGCGGATCAGACACTCATCCAGCACCTGCAGCGCCGGCTGCAGCACCAGCTCCTGGTTGCTGCTGATCCGGTCGTAGTAGTTCCGCAGGTCACTCTCGCCGCTGGCGTTGAGGCCTCCCGGCGACTGGCCCAGTAGGCGGGTCATCGGGATGTCCGACGCGCCGGACACCAGCTGCATGAAGCCCATCAGCAGGTCCACGAGACCACCGAACTGAGCCTGCCTCTGTTCGTACTCCTCCTCCGCATCCAGCAGCAGCGCTCCGTTGACGCCCTTCGCCATCGCCGCAAGGGTGAGACGCTGCAGAACCTTCTGCTCGTACTCCGGGTCAGCCAGGTTCGACATGAAGTTCGGGATCTTGATGACGTCGACCTTTGCCTCGAACACCAGGGAGGCGATGTTCGCAGCGCTGGCGTCGGCGTCCTTGATGGCCTTGCTGATGGCCATCAGCACCGAGTCGCCCCAGCCGTTGCCGGTGTCGAGCTCGGGGTCCGGCTTGACCGCGCCCTGCAGTATCACCAGCCGCGACGGATGGATCTGCAGCTGGCCAGCGGTGCCGCTGCTGAGGGTGTAGAACGCCGGACGCCCATAGCCAGGTGACTCGGGATCGCGATCCAACTCGCCGGCCTGCAGCACGCGCTTCGAAAGCACGTTCAGATGGCGGATACCGGCCTTGCCCAAAGACTCAGGCTTCAGCGGCAGCATCGGATCGGACTGACCGGTACCGATGTAGAGCGCGGCTCCGCCGGTGAGGCGCGCACGGATCATTGCTTCCAGCAGCTTCTGCTGCAGGCCCAACCGCTTCTCCTCAGCCTCAATCGCGGTGATGTTCGCCTGATCGGCACTCCAACCGCGCCACTTCCGGCAGCTGTCCATCGCCGGGATGTCGATCACCTTCCGGGCCAACCACGTGCCGCGGTAGGCGTTTTCTGCCTCCTGGTCCGATAGGGTCGGCGGGCCGTAGAACGTCGACGCGGCCTTGTCGCGCGGCGTCCCCAGGTTGGCCACCAGGTTGACCAGCCCGTCCTTGATATGTGCGAGCTTGCCCATCAGAGCGCGTCCCCGAGGTTGTAGGTGCTGCCGGTGACCAGCTCAGCGAATGCGCCGGACAGCGCGTCCACCTGGTCGTCGTGCTTGGCGTTGGGGAATTCGGCGATCTCTTCCAAGAACGCGGCCACCCATGGGCCATTCACCAGCTTGATGTTTCCAGCTTCGGCCTGAGCCTCGACCGGTGTTGCGCGGACCTCCTTGGATCCGGATTCCAGGGCCGCCTTCACGTCCCAGCCGGCCAGCAGCTTGATCTGGTGCGCAGCGTTGCTCTTGCCGGCGGCGCCAGGGTCCTGCGGGATCCGAACCTTGATCGCCTTGCCGTCCTGCAGCGCGGTGTTCTTCAGCATCCGTTCGACGCCGGCCGGCGATTCCTGCCCGCGAACGACGTCCAGCACGTAGTAGATGCCGCCGATCTCGCCCAGCAGTAGGCCGACCGTGTAGTCGGGGTCGCTGCTGGTCTTCTCCTTCGGATCGGTGGCGCCGAAATCCCAGCGCCTGACTTTCCGCGCCGCCGAGATGGCCGGAGCCGCGTCCAACACCTCAAACCATTCCCGCTTGAACGTGCCGCCGTCGCGCGGTGTTGGCCGCTGCTGGTACTGGCCAGCGTAGGCGTAGCTGCCCTTTGCGCGCTTCAGCCGCTCCACCTCGGCGCGGGGGAAGCGCTCGGGAAACAGGAGCTCGCCGTCGACTGTGCGCGGATCCTCAAAGAACAGCGTGCCGTCCACATACGTGCGGCATGGGCCGCCGGTCCTCTTTCCGTCCTTGCCCACCCGCTCCGCCTCGAACTCCATCGGCAGGTTCAGGTGGACGAAGCCCAGGTCCAGCTCCATGGCCACGGCTGCAACGTCCTGCTGGTGCAGGCGCTGCATGATGATGACCATCGCCGACGACGTGATGTCGTTGAGGCGGTCGGTGATGCCTTCCCGGAAGATTCGGACAGCCGTATGGCGCTCGGCGTCGCTCTCGGCCGTCTCGGTCGAATGCGGGTCGTCCACCTTCACCCGGTCACCGCGGCCACCGGTCATGGAGCTGAAAGGCCGGGCCTCGCTGAAGCCGTTGCCGGTGTTCTCGAACTTGCCCTTGGCGTTCTGATCGCCGCGCAGCTTCATCGGCCAGGCGGCCTGGTACTGGTCGCTCTCGATGAGGCGCCGCAGCTTCAGGTTGTCGCGCAGCACGTTTGGCTGGCTGTAGGAGGTGGCCAGCGTCTGCAGGTCCGGGCGGCCTACCGGCCCCCATTCCCACGCCGTCCAGAACACCATCAGCAGCGACTTCATCATGCCCGGGGGCACGGTCATCAGCAGGAACTGGATGCGGCCTTCGGTGACCGCTTCCAGGTGCCGGCACATAGCCCGCAATGCCCAGCCGAACTTCAGCGGTCTGGTCGGCTCCAGCACCCGCCAGTGCTCTTTGATGAAGCCCTCCAGCGTCTGCGACCGCGCCCGGATGCCCTCAACATCCTCAGCGATGCGCGCACGCTCCCTTTCAGCCGCCCTCCTCGCCCGCTCCGCTCGGATTTCCGCCAGCGTCGGCAAGCGGACCGAGGATCTGTTCAAGGCGGTCGAGTTCATTGTCGGAAAGCTTGCTCAGGTCATAGGTACCGATCGCGCCGCTGTGCTTGTGCTTCTCCACCAGCAGCCCGGCCAGCTTCCCCTTGCCCATCGTGGCGTTGACCGCCGCGCTGACCTGTTTCTCCTTCAGCGCCAGCTTCCGGGCTTCCTCCAGCTCCTTCATCAGGCTGTCGACGGTCACCTCGGCGTTCTTGGCCACCTTCTGCTGGCCAGCGCGAACCGCAGCCTGGATGCGCGGGTCAGTCAGGAGCCGTGAGCCCTGCTGCTTGGCAGTCTTGTCGCTGTACCCGGCGCGTATGGCCGCCCGGGTGCCGTTGTGGTCCTGCAGGTACTCCAGGACGAACCGCTGCTGTTTCGGGGTCAGTGGCGCTGCCCAGGCGGGTGTGGTCTTGGCCATATTCGGGGCGGAAATTCCGCAAGTGGAACGTGGTTGGAACGGTCTGGAACATGGGACTCACGCCAGCGGAAATCGCGGAAGTGGAACCGCTGGCGGAGGGTGCCGCACGCTGGCTGCGCCTTGGGGCCGATTTGGTACCCATTTAGCCGAAAAGAAGAACCGAAACAGTTTTGGTACCTGTGTAACCAACCAGAGGAAAACGTCCAACCATGGAAATCACCATCACCCCTGAACTCTTCCAGATCGTCATTGGCCCAGCGGTCGCGGTACTGCTACCGGCCATCCATCGCCGCATCAAAAGCTGGCGCGCTTCCGGACGGCGTGCTCACACCAGCGTGACGGTCAGCGTCGATCACGGCTCGGCAAGCGCGGACGTGGTCGTCCGCGTCTCGTCCGATTTGAACAAGAGCTCCCGCGACCTCTGCTCGTAGTTGGGCTGCCTGGTCACGTTCGATGGCGCCGGCGGCGGCTTCGGACAGGCGAGCGGTATTGCAGGTGGCGAGGTCGTCGCGCAGCTGGAGGCTGCCAGCGCGCACGCCAGCAGCAACAGCAGCAGGCACGGCCGTGGCCGCGATGCGGTCTTCTTCATGCTTGGCTCCAATGGTGGCCAGTGCCTCGGCCTGGCTGTGCTCGGTGGCACGGGTCTCGGTGAGCTGCTGGACTTGCCCGGCGCTGGTGCTGGCCTGCTGCCGGGCTTCACCGGTCTCGGCCCGGTCACCGCGCCAGGCCCAGCCGGCGCCGAACAGGCCAGCCGACCAGGCGACGAACACCAGCAGGTAGATGGCGATGCGGTTCAAATCAGGCCCCTGGACCCTTGCGGGTCATGCCGAAGAAGTAGCCGATGACCATGCCGGTGGCGTTGTTCAGGCCGCCGATCAGCATGCCGAACGAGTCCTTGTTCTCCGGCGGGATGGCCACCGCGATCAGCGCTGCCATGGCCATGCCCAGCAGGAACAGCACCAGCACGGCGATGCCGACGCGCGCGGCGCCGGTGTTGCGGGTCGCGAAGGTCATGCGGCACCTGCCAGTGAATGAATTTCCTCCAGCGCCCAGTGGTAGAGGGGCTGGTCGATGATGGTCACGCGGGTGAGGCGCTTGCCCCGGACTTCCTTGATTGCCACCTGGGTGGACTGCTGCACCGCCAGCAGGACGAATGCGATTCGCTGCTTGGTCGGGTCAGGTTCCTGCAGGACAGCGAGCGCGTCGCTGACCATCTCGCGGATGGCCAGCAGCAGCTCGGCAGTGGGGTTCTTGGCCTTCTGACTCTCCAAGACCACCAGCACACCCTGCAACTGGTTGACCGGCGAGAGCTTGGCCTTCTTCTTGGCGGCCGTCATGCGAGCCCGAACAGCTTCTTGGCCTGCCCCAGCCGACGCTTCCGGTCTTCCAAGCCATTGGTGCCGCCATTGATGCGTTTCGTCACGGCCACCACGTCGTCGCGGTCGGCCAGAGCGTTCAGGCCCTTGCGCTTCCAGAACCAGCCAGCAGCTGCCACTGCCCACGGCAGCTGCGCAACCAGTTCGGGGGAGCGGACGAACAGGTCGCCCTGCCCCATTGCGTGGCTGAAGGTCGCGTAGTTCTCGCGCCCCGTCAGCTGGATCAGGCCGCGTCCCTTGAAGCGCACGCCGTCACCCGGCTGCAAGTTGCCTAGGTCGGCCCGGCCTTCGTAGACGTGGCCCGAGGCGTACTCGGTGGCAGTGCGGAAGCCATCCGATTCATGCGCGACCTGGGCCAGAAAGTGCGCCTTCTGAAGCGCGGTCTCGATGCCGAACTGGATGCATGCTTCCTCCAGCGGCTGCGCGTACTGGCCAGCGCCCATGGCGGCCGCTACGGTTTCGGTGCTCACCATGGTCTCTCCTGCATAGGTGCCCGCCCCGCAACCGGCTGGTGCGCGAGGATGTGGTTGGTCCGGGGGGCTGCGGGCGTAGTTGAATGTAGTGATCGCTTTTGCCGAACGATCAGTACTATCTGATCAATTCCAAACCGAGAGCCTTTCACATGAAGAACAGCCAACCAGGACGTCGTGACGTGACGCTCGACGGGAAGGTTGTGGGGTGGTTTGAATCGACTGGCGACGAGGAGAAGGATTTAGAACTGGCACGGGCAAAGCTCAGGGCATCTGGGCTAGAACGTCCTCCCCTCCCCCAGTGGATGCTAATCCGTCAGCAGGCCATGGACTTCCGTGATGCCTGCGGGTTGATTATGAACTACGACCTTGGAAGGCGCCCTCCAGAGAGGCGCCCGCTGTCGATCCCTTACGTTGTCAACACGGCATTCTGTTTGGAGCTGTATCTCAAAGCTCTTTCCTTGCGGCATGGCAATGAGCAGCGAGGGCACGACCTACTGAAACTCTACGATCAATTACCTCAGGCAGCTAAAGAAGCAATCTTCAGCAAAATCCCTGATGCGCAGCAAGAGGTTGGGCACCCCTGCCCTGTAGACGTGCGGGTTCTGCTCGCCGTGATCAAAGACAACTTTTCGCAGTGGAGATATGCCCATGAGTACGGTGAGCTGCGGACAGCGCAAATGGACGAGCTATATCTGTTGCGTGCTCTTCTGCATCGTGCCTGCCTGAACTAGTCTCTTCCGGCCGGTGCCTGATCATAAATAAGGAGCCGATCACCACCGCTGCCTAGGCGATGCCTGGCCTCCAAGGACCGTGCGCAGGCCGCCCGCCTGCGTTGTCGCCAGCCCCAATCGCCTCACGGCGAGCGGAGGGGGTTTCGGCGCGGTGGCTGATCGGTGTTCGGGTCCCGGAACGCAGAAGCCCCAGCGCAGGGCTGGGGCTTCAGGTACAATTCTTGACAGTTGCAGAATTAGGGCATCTGACTGTGCAACTTGTCAAGCTCTATCAGTAGCCATCCTTCTCTGCCTCGGCTCGAACCACCTCACCAACGGCCTCAAGAACGCCCTTATAGAGCTTTGCGGCCTCGGCGGCATCTACGTAGCCGTCGCGATGGGAAATAACGGCGACCACGATGTCGCGCGCAATCTCGGCGTTGCTTGCACTCATGTCCTACCCCTGTGATTAAGCGGCGATCCTGCCGCCCATGAAGTCTACCCCGCGCTGCAGCTCCCGGCGGTACTGCCACACTGACAACGTGCCGCCGTACTTCTCGGCCACCATGCGCGCCTTAACCGCCTGGCTGGCCGACACGGTGAACTCAGTCCGGACGATCAGGGCGCGCATCGGGTACTGCCGTTCCATCGATGCCAGCGCCCGGTCGATCCAACGCAGTTCATCCGGAACGCCGACATCGACAGCGATCTCGGGGTTGTCGTGGGGATGGTCTGCGTCGTTGGAGGCGCGAATCGGATCTGCAGCCCACAGGGGAACGATGCGCAGGCCTTTCACGCCGGCGCCAGCCGCCATCAGGCGGCGTCGGTCGGTGCCGTCGCGGCCAACCAGATCCTGGATAGCCCGCTCCCGCGTCAGCGGGGCATGATCGCGAACCTTGTCCAGGACATGCACGCTCCTGTCGGCGCGGCTAAGTGCAAACCGATTCACCTGGGCGTGGCCCCAGCGTCGCAGTTCTTCGGTCAGCGGATCAGTGTTGCGCATCGCGCATTCCCTCCAGTACGGCGTCATCGAATCGGAATACCGGCAGCTTGCTGTCGGTGTCGCAGGTACCGGCCCTGTCGGGCCAACCTTTGCAGTGGAACCCTGCAGCGCCAGTGGCGCGGAACAGGCAGACCGAGCAACGGCCATGCTTCTGCAGGTAGGACCGGTAGCGCTTCTGCAATCGCAGCTCGGCGCCGGTCATGCGGCCAGACCATCCAGAAGTGAAGGCGCCGCGGCGAGATACTCGATGGAAACCTCCAGCCGCGCGCCCTTTCCGTCTGGCTCCATGCGTTCCAGGAGGGTCCGCCGGATCTGCTTGTCGTCCACCCAGGCGATGCCGTTCAAGGCATCCGACAGCACCTTCTCGCAGTTTCCGAGGTCGATGCACTGGACGGTGTCATCCCAGGTGTGCGGATCCTTCCGTGCGCGCTTCGCCCAGTCCTGCGGCCGGTGCGGGAACAGCTTGATGTGCAACCCCACGCGGCCGGTCGCCGGCGCGCGAATGCCTGCCGCCCGGGCGAGGTGGCCGACCGCCGCCTTGTAGTTCTTCGCGTCCTCAGTCACGTAGGTGATCGCCAGCGGCTTCGGCTTCCTCGGAATAACGCGCACGGCCCAGTAGCGGTTCGAGCTGATCGGATACGGGAGGGTGAGGTGGATCATCGTGCGGTCTCCAGCAGCTGCAGCCGGGAAAGGGTGACGTTCAGGGCGGCAAGCTCGTCCATCGTCATGACGAGCCACATGCGCTTCTGCCCGTGGATTCCGTTGAAGCTGCCCTGATGGCAGTCCTTGCACAGGGCCACGGTCGTGAAGTGCTGCCCCTGGTTGATGTGATGGGCGTCGCTGGGTCCTGGCGCGTCGCAGACGCTGCACTTCAAGAGTTTCACCGCGTTCACGTGCCGCTTCTCAGCCGGGGTGAAAGCCTTGGAATTCTTGCTCCTCACGCGCCCCCTCCGAGCGGTAGAATCCGCTCCACCAACAGGGGAAATTCATGAAGCAAGGACGTACAGACAGGGATTGGGCGGTGGTTGCGTTGATGGCCTTTTTTGCGGGCGCATTCCTTGTATGGGCGCTTCTGAGCAAGCACCCACCACAGCCCCGCCCGCCGCTCGACGTCGATTGGCCGGCATGGGTTCAAGCGATTGGCAGCGTAGTGGGCATAGCAGTAGCGATCTACGTCCCGTGGCGCCAACGTCGACTTGCAAGAATCGACGAAGAGCAGGTACGGAAAGACAAAGTGAAGATTATGCGGATGGCACTTTCCGCTGCTGCCGGACAGTATCGAGGAAGCCTTGCCGCTGCATTCCAATACTTGGAAGAAGCGCATGAGGTCCGCAAACGCTTGCCGAAGAACGGGATTCGAAGACCGCTCGAGTTCGACCAGTTCAGGAGTGAGCTCTATTTGCTCGGGGAGCAGGGTGAGCGAGTGAACAGACTCATTGCATCCCACACTACGATGAGCGGGTCGGTAATGGCAATGCAAACGTCCAAGGGTCTCAGCCCGAGCTTCATGAAGATCGCCAGGCGAAGTTTCCCCGCGATGATCAAGCTTGCAACAGAAGTAAGCGACGAATTGGCCAAAACGACCGAAGGCTAAGGGGAAAATCACGCAACCCTCCTGTTCTGCCCTGCCATGTTCCAGAAGTCGGCGCGAACGTCGTCGAGCATCACGTGGGTGTAGTGGCAGCCGATGTGCTCGGTGATTCCATCGAACAGGACCTGAAAACGGTCCTGTTCCATCTCGTCGAAGGACAGGCTTTCCGCCTGCTTGACCATCAGGCGGCCGACGCCGGGTACGTCGATCTCCATTTCCTCGCAGCAGGTGCCGGACTCGCGCTGTAGGCGCTTCACCGCGTCGTGGCTGCCGAGCTGCTCCCAGCCCTCCACGTTGTCGACCATGAGCTGGCCGATCTTGTGAACCAGGCGATGCTGCCAACCCTCGCGTGGCTGCTTTAGTTCTGCGCGGACCTCGCGGCCCACTTTGAACTTGCGCTCGCGTAGCAGGCGCTGGTCCACATCATGGGCCGGCACCAGGGCGCCAATCAGCTCCCCGGTGCTCGGGTCGATCAGCTTCGCCACCACCAGGTAGATCGGCCGGCGCGCTCGCTTCGCCCGGATCTTCCGCGCAGCTGCTGTCATTGCGGTCATGCGTCGTCTCCTGCGGCAAGGTCGCGGCGGCTGCGACGGCGGCGGCCAGATGCCGGCACGTCGAAGTCGTCATCGCCACCGCCGACGGTGGCTGTGCCCTTCAGCGAGTAGTTCGGCCGTGGGCCGGTGTAGTCATCGAAGGCGCTGCATTGCAGGCGGTGCTGCAGGTAGCAGGTGCCGGTCTCGCCCTGGCGGTTCTTCGCAACGATCAACTCCGAGATCCCGGGCGCGCCGCAGGCTTCCTTGCTGTAGTAGTCGTCCCGGTACAGGAACGCGATCACGTCGGCGTCCTGCTCGATCGCGCCGGACTCGCGCAGGTCGGCCATGCCTGGGCGCTTGTCGGTCTTCGCCTCGACCCCGCGGTTGAGCTGCGACAGCGCCATGACCGGGCAATTCAGCTCCTTCGCCAAGCCCTTCAGGCGGCGCGAGATGTACGACACCTCCTCGTTCCGATTCTCCGACTTCCCCTTGCCGGTCAGCAGCTGCAGGTAGTCCACCACGATCAGGCCCAAGCCGCCCGGCACCTTGGCGTGCATGCGGGAGGCACGCGCTGCCAGGGCGTCTACCGAGAGCGCTCCGCAGTCATCGATTGCCAGCGGCAGCGACTGGATGTAGTTGCGGGCCTGCGAGAGGCGCGCCCACTCGTCGTTGCTCAGGGCGCCCTTCTCGCGCATGCGATTCAGATCGACGCCGGCATGGGCCGCCATCAGCCGCAGGCTCCACTGCGAAGCGGACATCTCCAGGCTGAAGGCCGCGACGTTCCTGCCACCGGCCGCCGCGTCCTCAGCCCAGTTCAGGGCATGCGCGGTCTTGCCCATGGCCGGGCGCGCGCCCAGCACCATCAGGTCGGTCGGCTCCAGATACGGGATCTTCCGACGCACGCTGCTCCACTTCGGAACCAAGCCCTGCGTACCCTCACCGTGGAACCGGGCTTCCATCTCGTCCCAGGCCTTCTGGACGCCGCTGCGGACCATCACCAGCCCGCCATTTCCGCTCGACTTCACAGTAAGGCTGGCCAGCTTCGTCGCCGAGGCAGACACGACCTCCTCCGCTTCGTCGTCGCTGGCGCCGTAGGCGCTGTCTGCGATGTCGGTAGTGGTCTCGATCAGCTGCCGCAGCAGCGCCTTGTTGCGCACGATCTCCGCATAGGCGCGAACGTTGGCCGCCGAGGGCGTGCTGCCGGCCAGGTCGTAGACGGTGGCCACCAGCTCCTGCGCGCCGATCTCGACGTTGGCCGTGATCCAGTCGCCCACGGTCACCACGTCGACCTCCCGTTTCAGGTCGGCCACGCCGCAGATGCCCTGGTAGATCAGCTGGTGCTCGCGGCGGTAGAAGTCTTCCGCCGCCAGCTGGTCGCGGATCTGAGCCAGCGATTCGCCCACCAGCAGCAGCGCGCCGAGGACCGACTGTTCGGCCGGCACGGAATGCGGCGGCACGCGCAGCTGTGCGACGTTGTCCAAGTAGTCGGGCACCGCGCTCACGCAGCCTGCTCCTGCTGCGCCTGCTGATCCTGGCGGTCACGTTCCCGCTCAGCGTCGCGCTCGCGCTTGACCTGGACGCCACTGGTCGTCAGCTCGCAGCCGCCTGCAGGCGGGCACCACCAGAGCTTGAACCAGTTCCGGCGCACGGCATCGCGGAAATGGGCACGCCAGTCCTTCTGCAGCTTCCCACTGTCCCGATGCTTGATGGCGAACTCGCGCCACGCCAGCGCCACGAATTCGCGCGGGATACCAGCGTCCTCGGCGAAGTCGAAGATCGGGTCATCAGTGCGGATAGGCCGCTCGCCGGCTGCGCGGCATGCGTCGATGAAGGCGGTGAAGGTGGTCTTCTCGCGCTTGGGCCGGCCGCCCTTGCCCTGGCCAGATTTGCCACCGATTGCCCCACCGGCGGCAGCCGGGGGGGTATGGGGGGGCTTTTCTCCCTTTCCCTTCCCTTCCTCTCCACTCCCCTCCACTCCGGGGGGGGAGGACTCGTCGAGCCCTCGACGATCATCGTTCGAGAATGAGGGATGCTTGTAGGTGGGACGGTCGATTTTCTGATGCTTCTTCCACCCTGTGACGTGCAGATACTGCTTATCGCCGTTGGTATAGAAGGCGATCAGGGAATTCGACGACAGCTCGTCGAGCATTCCCTGAACATCCGTCGAGGAGATATCGTCACCGGGGAAGATTTCAGCCTTCACGGTCTTGGCGCTGGCGACGTGATTGCCGCCGTCGTCGCAGAAATTCCAGAGACCGATGAAGAGCAGCCGAGCCATCGGCGAGCATTCCATGACCTGCTCGCTGGACCAGAACTCAGGTTTGATGGAGCGAATGCGGGCCATTACTTTTCCCCCAGAAGATCAGGGGCCGTGTCTCCGGCGCGCCGCGCTTCAGCCCTGGCCTGCTCCTCGGCACACCTCCGGCGGTGGTCCGCACGTTCGGTGTCGGTCATCGGCTCGCTGCTGGCGATGACGTCTAGACAGCGCTGCAGCTGCCGGAGCGTATCGGGTAGTATTTTCACGGGGTGTCCCCCTCGTTGGGCGGACACCCATGCTGTAGCACGGGCACGCCGATTGCGTGCCGTAACTGGCGCGAATACGCGGGCAGTTACGCTCATACCCCACCCCGCTCCGCCGCTGCCTCAGCGTGCTGGCTGACCTGCACAAGCGCGGCCATGACCTGCTGGCAGGCGCGCGCGATGGCATCAGCCTCATTCGGGGTGATGCGGTTATCGGCCATCGCTTCCGAGACCAGCTCGGCCAGGTCGCCCTTTGCGGCGGCAGCCGACAGCAGTGCGGTGATCAGGGTGCCCGACTCAGGCGCGTCGACCCGCTGGGCGATGAAGCCGTGTTCTGCGCACAGCGCATGCAGGATCCGGTAGTCCCCGGTCCGTGCCATAAGCGTGTCCGCCTCCTGCAGGCTGAGCAGGTTGCGGTCCGTGTTCGGGTTTACCTTGCCGCGCAGGGTCGCGGCGGACATGCCCATCCTGGGCGCCAGGGCCTCGCTGCCGCCCCGGTACTGGTGGACGGTGTCGTAGGCGGCATCTGTGACATTCATGGGCGGCGTACTCGATTGGAGACTGGGCGACAGCGGCGGCGCAGGATGGCGCCATGGACAACGTCACATCAGGGATGAAGGGAGTCGCCCTCCTTGAGGTAGGCTGCGGTCACCACAGGCGCAGCCGATGCCGGCAAGGAGGGCGACATGGAACTGTTGGACAGGGGCTTTCAGGAAACGCTTCTGCAGGAGCTGGCGACGCTGTACCCAGAGGACGCCGACGTCGCCTCCTTGCCCGCGCATGGGGAAGGAAACCGGCTGCTGGTCAATGCAACTTATTTGGCCGAGCACGGCTTGATGGAAGTCCGCCTGAGGAGGCTGGATGGCCGATTGACACTTTCCTTTGCCAAGATCACTGCGAAGGGAATGGACTTCCTCGCCGGCGACGGCGGGCTCGGGGCCATTCTTGGCGTGGTCACGATCAAGCTCCACGAAGAGACGCTCCGTCATCTGATCGAAGCGAAAGTCCTGGAGTCAGACCTGCCCCAGACTCAAAAGCAGCGATTGCTCGATCAGCTTCGACAGCTGCCCGCCGAGACCACAAAACACCTTGCCATGCAGCTTGTGGACGCGGGCTTGAAGAACTGGCCACTCGCACTCCCGCTACTGCAAAGGTTCTTGAGTTGACCTGCGGCCGCGCCATGACAAGCCAGCTGTCTTCGGTCAGTGGAATCAGGAACTCATCGAGTTCGATGAGCCCCTGCTCGTCTTCGACAAACAGGCCCCTGGCCGTGACCACCAACGCGTGGATCTTCACAACAGGAGTGCCGGCCATCTCAGGCCGCCTCCTGCTGGTCGTCGTTGGCCGCCGGGGGACCGAACACGTCAGGCCGCAGCAGATGGCGGGAAACGCCGGTGGTTGCCTCGATGGCGAGGACGTGCTCAGCAGGAACCTTGCCGCGCTTTCGCCAGTTGCTGACCACGTTCTGGGCAACGCCAATGGCGGCAGCGAGCTTTCCGACGCCGCCAGCTGCTTCGACTGCTTGGGTTAGAGTGCTCATGCCCCGAACAATCACATATCGTGATCTCCTGGTCAACACATATCGTGTTAGACGGCCATCACGCTCCGTGAAGAATGGCCGCATGGCCTTCTCCGACAACCTCAAACGGCTGCGTCTGGCGCGTGGAATGACGCAAGAGCAGCTTGCGCTCGCCTGCGGCTGGTCAGGCCAAAGCCGTATCGCGAACTACGAATCATCAGCTGCCAGCGCCAGGGAACCAAAGGTGTCCGAGGTTCCTCTTATCGCCTCAGCTCTGGGAGTTGCGGTCGCCGAGCTGTTCGGCGACTTGCCTGTGCCGTCTCAGGTTCAGCGACTGGACTTTGCAAGGATCTCCGCCGCGGTCACTGTGCTTCGGACCTACCTTGAATTGATGGGAAAGCCCATCGAGATGGTCGAGGACCCGGTGCTATTGGAAATCGCGTACGAGGTGGTTCTGGAGTTCGGCGGGGAGGCCCCAGCCGACAACGTTCTGGACCTGACCAAGGTGCTTGCTGACAGGATGAGAGGGGGCAACGTTGAGCGATCGATTCGGGGAACTGGCAAAGCGGTTGGCGGCTCGCACGGCTGAGCTTGAATCGAAGGCACCCATCAGGCCAGCACTGCAGCTTGTGCCCTGCGTGCCCCGTCCTGGGATGGACGATCTGACACGAGAATCGCACTGCAAGATGATTCGACACCTAAGGCGCCGATGGGGATTCCCCATGCAAATCATCATCGACCAGACCATCTTCGGCTTGGCGGGCATCGAGCAGTTGAGCGATGAAGCGCTAGTGCAACTGCACAGCGACCTTGAACGAGCCCAGGATTGCATGCGCGAAGGCATTAGTTTCGAGGACGCCGGGTTGCTCCGCTCGCGGTTTGGATGAATTTCACATTTGGCCTTCCGAAGCGCGAACAACTTTTATGGAGACGTTATGAATAGATGGATACTTCTCGCCGCAATGGTTTCGGTCCCGGCTGCGGCACAGAGCCCTAGCAGCTTGAATTCACTATCTTCTGTGGTCAACGACGCAAGAAGTACCTGCAGCGCAATGGCTTCAAGCCACCACGACAGCGAACGCCTAGACGCGCTAAAGCGTCGCTTGGAAGCAGAGGAGGCAATGCAGCGGCTGCGAAATGACGTCGATCTGTACGGCATCGGCCACGGCCGTGAGAACACCAGGCGATACATGCTGGAGGCGATGGAGCGGCAGGCGAAGCTGGGTAGCGAAGCCATCGATCGCGGCATTCTCACTACCAAGGAACGGGACGCTGAGGTTGTCGCCTGTGTGGCGAACGCGGTGCCGAAGGGGAAGGCCGCCTATTCGGCGTTCAAGAAGGGGAAACGCGCGCCAGCAGATCTCAACCTCGCGAATGATCTGATGACCTCTTGGCTGGTCAACATTGAGACCATCTCGATCAACCAGCCAGAGGGCACTAGCGACTCGGTGGATGCTTGGAAGCGTGCCAAGGCGGCCGTCGAGCTCAGCTCTCCGTAGAGCTACGTCCGTCTCCGCTAATGCCGCGCAAAGCCCCGCCAGCCGGGGCTTTTTGCTGAGCTAAGAAAAATAATCACGACTCGTGTTGACACCGTGCATCACGTTATGTGATTCTCCGCCCCGTCGACCAGCACCGTGCTGGACCGCCGGAGCCCGAGATGGACCAAACCGCCCTCAATTCAGCTTCCCACCGCGCCCAGGCAAGCTGGGAGAACCGCGAAGACCCGCGCATCGCCGCTGAGGCGGCTATCGACAGCACGGCACTGGAGGCCCTGCGCGCCGCGCCGGCCATGCTCGAACAGACGTTCGGGTTCCAGTCGCCGGCCTTCTGGGCCAAGGCCGCCCGCCTGCTGGATGCCCAGCAGGACGCCGCCTTCGCGACCCTGATCCGCGACGCTCGCGACGCCTACGTCAACGAGGAAGTCGAGGACGCAGCCGACGCCAAGGGTCTGTCCGCCAACGGCGCCATCGACCATCTGCTGGCGGGGCGTGCGGCATGAGCGCCTCCGCCCTCCAGATCCTCGACGACGAGATCGAGGTCATCAGCCAATCCCTCTCCCGACACCGCGCGCGTGCAGACCGCACCGCGGCGCTTAAGGGCGAGCGCGACATCCACGCCGACCGGGTCTGCGATTGGGCGGAGTACCGCCGCGACCGGTTGCGCGCCGCAAGGGCCGAGATTGCCCGCCTCATCGCCAGCAACCAGCACGCAACCGAAGGAGCCACCGCATGAACACCAACGTTCGCCAGATCCGCGAGTTCCAGGCCGTGCGCGACGCGATCGCCTGCACCGGCCTGAGCCCGGCACCGCTGTTCCAGCGCCTCAATGCCGAGCAGCGCCGGGGCTATCGAGGCCTGTCGGTGGTCGACAACGCGCTGCGCCTGCGCCGGCAGTTCCGCGACGAGTTCAGCAGCCAGCCTGACCCGGAGGCCGCATGAGCTTCGAACACGCAATCCGGAAGGAAACCGTGCGCATGTCGATCGAGTTCATCGCCTACGGCGCGCTGATCGGCTTCATCGTCGGCGCGGCCGCCGTGCTGATCTTCCAAGACATGTTGAAGGCGGTGATGTCGTGAACCGCCGCCTCGCTTACATCGTCGCGCCGGTGCTGATGTGGGGGTTGATCTGCGGCTTCGCTGCCGCTGGCGCACTGCTGGCCATCGTCCACGGCAATTACCTGTCACTGCTGATGGCCCGCGCGGTGCTGGCCGGCGCTGCCTATCAGACCGCCCTGGAGTGGTTCCGCGCCGAAAAGGCGCTGACCGAGCGCCGCAGCGGCATCCAGTCCCTGACCTCCGCCATGCCGGTACCGGCGGAAGACCTGCAGTAGCCCACTGCCGGCCCGGCCGGCTCAATCGACGAGGTCCACATGTTCCACCTGAAGAGCAACCCGGCGGCCGTCTCCAACGTGAACTTGCGCATCGAGAAGCACGGCGATGAGCGGCACTTGGCGGTCGACCTTTCCATCACCACCAGCACCAGCAACCTGGTGCTGGACCACTTCGACAAGGAACTGCGCAAGGCGTTGTTCCGCAAGCCGGGCAAGGGTGAGCAGCAGTCGCTGCCGACCATCGGCGACCACCTGACCGAGATCAAGATCCCGAGCCTGGAACCCATCAAGGTGGGCCACGAGTTCAAGGGTTTCGAGCTGCAGATCGACGGTGAGCTGGACAGCACCCAGCCGATCTTCCTGGTGGACGTGAAGCTCAAGAAGTTCGTGATCGCCCCGAAGGAAGGCGGCAGCGTCGAGCTGACGTTCAAGGCCTCCGCCAGCGTCACGCCCGACGAAGTTGCCGAACTGACCGAAGCGCTGATCCGCGAAAACGTCGTCCTCACTCTTCAGCCCGGCCAGGCCGGCGAAACCTCGCAGCAGGAAGACCTCGCTGCCTGATCCCCCTGCCCTGCGCCTCCCCCTGTGGCGCAGGGCTGACAGCCCGGAAAGACGGGCAACCCTCTACCCGCCCTGGAGCACAACATGACCAGCACCACTCCGGCCACCGGCCGCATCCAGCTGTTCGACGTCGACAGCTCGCAGATCCACAGCATCGGCCACGATGCCGCCACCAACACCCTCGCAATCCGCTTCTACCGCGGCTACGGCGACAACAAGGTGCCTGCGGCGGTCTATCACTACGCCAACTTCAGCGCCGAGGAGTTCCAGGCGTTCAAGGACGCCGACTCCCTCGGCAAGCACTTCGGCGAGTACATCAAGCCGTTCCCGGAAAAGTACCCGTACCACAAGGTCGCCGAGCAGCAGCTGGCCGCCTGATCGACTACGGGGAGGAATGCGCAGGCTGATGCGCGGCTACGGTCCGCCTGATTTGCCCCCGGCACCAGATCGAGCCGGGCCACTGCCGAAAGGGCGACGTCCCTCCGGTCAGGACCAAGAAAGCACCGCAGGCAAGCCGGAGATCAGCGCCGGCCCTCCCCTCCTATTCCAACGACGCCGGCTACGCCGGCCGGAGCATTCAATGAGCAACATCGCACCCATGAAGCAGCGCGGCGGCGACCTGGTGACGGCCGAGCAGGCCGAAGCCATCCGCACTGCCCTGAAAACCAGCCTGTATCCCGGCGCCACCGATGATTCCGTCGACATGGTGCTGGCTTACTGCCGGGCCGGCGGCCTGGACCCGATGACCAAGCCGGTGCACATCGTTCCGATGTGGGTGCCGGAGAAGAAGCAGGGCAACCGTGTCATCAGTCAGGCCGGCATGCGCGATGTGATCATGCCGGGCATCGAGCTGTACCGCACCAAAGCCCACCGCACTGGCGAGTATGCCGGCCAGGACGAAGCCGCCTTCGGCCCGACCATCGAGGAAACCTTGGGCGGCGTCCGCGTTCGCTACCCGGAATGGTGCAGCGTGGCGGTCTACCGCCTCGTCAACGGCAACCCCGTGCGCTATTCGGCCAAAGCCTACTGGCTAGAAAGCTACGCGACCGCCAAGCGGGACAGCGATGCACCGAATGCCATGTGGAAGAAGCGGCCCTTCGGCCAGCTGGAGAAGTGCGCCGAAGCGCTGGCCCTGCGGAAGGCCTTCCCCGAGGCTGTGGGCGCCCAGCCGACCGCAGAGGAGATGGAAGGCCGCGTTATCGAGGGCGAAGCCGCCCAGGTTCGCCAGGAGCCGCAGCAGCAGCTGCCGCGCGAGCTGCCGCCCTACCCGGCCGACAAGTTCAAGGAGAACCTGCCGGCCTGGGGCGCGCTGATCGCTGCTGGCAAGAAGACCGCCAGCCAGATCATCAACATGGTCAAGACGAAGGGCTCCCTGACCGAGGAGCAGATGATCGCCATCGAGGACTACAAGCAGGTGGACGACGTTGCCGCCGATACCGCCTCGACCACTACCAGCACCAGCGAAGACACCGGCCCCATTGACTGGGATGCGCCGGGCGAAGGAGAGCGCGCATGAAGACCGTCGAATTGATCCAGGGCACCGCGGAATGGCACGCCCACCGCGCGCAGCACCTCAACGCCAGCGACGCGCCGGCGATGCTCGGTGCGTCCACGAACCACTCCCGCACTGATCTGATCCGCGAGCTGGCCGCAGGCGTTCCGCGCGAGTTCAGCGACTTCGTCCAGGAGCGCGTCATCGATCCGGGCCATGAGTTTGAGGCGCAGGCCCGTGCCATTGCCGAGCAGCTGGTCGGCGAGGATCTCTACCCGGTCACTGGCGTGGCCGGGAAGTACTCGGCCAGCTTTGACGGCCTGACACTGCTGGAGGACATCGCCTGGGAGCACAAGCGCCTGAACCAGACGCTGCGCGATGCCATGTTCGATGGTTGCACCGGTACCGACCTGCCGCTGATGTACCAGATCCAGATGGAGCACCAGGCGATGGTCTCCCAATGCGAGCGCGTGTTCTTCATGGCTTCCGAGTGGCGCCAGACCTCCGGCGGCTGGGAACTGGTCGAAGAGCGGCACTGCTGGTACACGCCCAACCCGGAACTGCGTGCTCGCATCGTCGCGGGTTGGGCTCAGCTCGAGGCAGACGTCGCAGCATTCGAGCCGGGTCCTGCCAGCGAGCCTGCGCCAGTCGGTCGCGCGCCGGAGACCCTGCCCGCACTGAGCATCCAGGTCACGGGCATGGTCACCGCGTCTAACCTGGCCGAGTTCAAGGACAACGCGCTGGCAGTCCTGGGTTCGATCAACCGTGAGCTACAGTCCGATGAGGACTTCGCCAATGCGGAGAAGACCGTCAGCTGGTGCAAGGGCGTCGAAGAACGGATCGAGGCGACGAAGCAGCAGGTACTCGGCCAGACGGCGGACATCGATGCCGTGTTCCGCACGATGGATGACGTGGCGGCAGAGACGCGCAAGATTCGCCTCGAGCTGGATAAGCTGGTGGCGAAGCGGAAGGAGGAGCGCCGCACCGAGATTGGCAACTTCGCCCGCCGGGCAGTGATCGACCACATCCACAGGATCAACGAAACGCTGGGCGACCACGAGGTCCCGATGCCTACGACGCTGGTGGCTGACATCGCCGCCGCCATCAAGGGCAAGCGTTCCTTCTCCAGCATGCAGGATGCCGTCGATGCGGTGGCTACCAACGCCAAGATCACCGCCAGCCAGGCCGCAGACTGCATCCGCGCCAACATCGCCATCCTCGCCGAGCACCCGGACTACGCCACCCTGTTCGCCGACCGCGTGCAGCTGTGCGCCAGCAAGGCGCCGGAGGATCTGCGCAACTTGGTGGCGGCGCGCATCTCCGAGCACCAGCAGGCGGAGCAGGTCCGCCTGGACGCCCAACGCGAGCAGATCCGCAAGGAGGAAGAAGCCCGTTCGCAGAAGGCGGTAGCCACCGTGCAGCCGCCCGAACCTGTGGCAGCGGCACCGGCAGCCGCACCCGTGCGCACCGCGCCGACGGCAGTGGTCAGCGCCCCGGCACCGAACGCCGCGCCGCGCGAGGTCGTCAAGATCAAGCTGGGCCAGATCGTCGACCTGATCGCACCGCTGAAGATCGACGCCGAGGGACTGCGCCGGCTGGGTTTCGAGCCGGTATCCACCGAGCGCGGTTCGAAGCTGTACGACGCCAGCCAGATCGATGCCATGCGTGGCGCAATGATCCTCCACCTGCAGCAGCCGCTGCCCGACACCTACGCGCAGGCCGCGTGATGGAGTTCTGGCGCACCAGCGAACTGCGGGCCCTGCGCCAGATGGAGGGCCGCGACGCGATGACCGTTGCGGCTGCCCTCGGGCGCTCTCCCCGCGCGGTCCCGGACAATGTCCGCTGCCCAAGGGTGCCCGTACCGCGCCAG